TGTAAGGTGAACGGCAGATAAAACAAAAAAGCACCACACGTTTCCGTGTAGTGCTTTCATTCTGGTGGAGATTACCGGGCTGTTGTAATCACGGTGACCCTCTTGCAGTCCATGCACGGCACTCTCCTGGGTGAGCTAAACCCTCACTCGTTTGGCAGCAACAAAAAAGCACCACACGTTTTTGTGTAGTGCTTTGGTTCTGGTGGAGCTATCAGGAGTCAAAACGAACATTTTAGCATCCGGTGACAGCCCGCCATCGGGCGGGTCTTCTCCGGTCTCCAAAGGAATTTCGACGCTGTTCTGGTCTCCCATGCAGGAGAACACCAGCTTCATGCGGTTATCATCGTAGACATAGACGGCCACGAGGAAGTTTTTGAACAGCTCCATCTGAAAATCCCGGTCGTGTATGTCACCCTGCTGCAGCAGTTCCAGATAGGAGATGATTTGCTCCCGGTCGATTTTCACGACATCCTCTTTGGCCACATTCAGCTGGACGCTCAGCCGGGATTGCTCAGTCTCAAGCTCGACCATCCGGGTGCGGGTGGCCTCTGTGATAATCCCCATCTCGATGGCTTTCAGCATATTCGAGGTGGCTTTTTTATTTTCCTCCAACTGCTGCTCCAGCGCCTCGATCTGGAGGTCATTGTCGTGCTTTTCCCAGTATTCGACCGTCCGATCTGCTATCCACGCAATGACATCATCGGTCAAGCAGTACATCTTGATGGCCTGAGCCACAGCCGGTTCAATGACATCCCGGCGGATGTTCTTCTTGTCACAGGCGTGCTCGGTGCGCCGCTTCTGGCAGGTGTAGTAGTAATGCAGCTCACCGTTTCTGCTGGTGCCAGATACGCCCGTCATGTAGCTGCCACAATGCCCGCAGCGCAGCTTCCCGGTCAGCAGATAATCTTCTGCCCCGACACGGTGCCGGGTTCCGACTGGATTCTTTTTCATCCTCATGGCCTCCTGTACCCTGTACCACAAATCGTCGCTCACTATGCGTGGGATGCCATCGACCACCCGGACATCCCCGTATATGTAGATGCCCCTGTACCGCTCGTTCTGGCAAATGCTCTGGAAACTGCCCTTGTTCCAGTTGGCTCCCTTGCTGGTCTTGATGCCCTGGGCATTGAGATCTCGCGCAATGTCCACGAACAGGTCACCGGCAGCCACACGGGTGAATATTTCCCGGACAACGGCCGCATTCGCTTCATCCAGCACCACACGGCCGTCCTCACCCCGCTTGTAGCCCAAGGGCTGCCGACCATTTGCCATGCACTTGCTGGCGTTGTCATATAAGCCTCTGGTGATGTCCTCTGCCATATTCTCGCTGTAAAACTGGTTGACATTCATCATGTTCCGCAGCGCAAAACGCCCGGCGGCGGTATCGTCAAAATCCTCCTCGGCATAAAACACCTTTACACCGTAATCGTCCAGCTTCGCCTCGTTGACCATGGCTTGCAGCATATTGCGCCCGATACGGTTGGACTTCCACGCCACGACGGCCTGAAACCGGCCTTTCTCGGCATCCCGCATCATCCGTTGGAAGTTGGGGCGTTTATCAGTCTTGCCGCTGATGGCCCTGTCCTCATAGGTTCCAACGACGTGCAGCCCCAGCTCGGCAGCGTGCTTCATACACTCGCTGACCTGCTGCTCAATACTGACCTCTCGCTGGTTGTGGGAGGAGTAGCGGGCATAGATGACGGCATCCTGACCCGCAGCGATATTCTTTTTTCGGGCCATCGACCATCACCACCCATTTCAAATTTCCAAAAGCTGCTTTTTCTTGGCAGCAAATTCTTCTTCTGTCAGGATTCCCTCATCCAGCAGCTGCTTCAAACCACGGATTTCATCCACCACGGACACAACTTTTATGTTCGGTATCTCCACTTTAGATTCAGGATCTTTGTAGATGGGGGTATTGTCTTCCAAAGTGTGAGAATACGAAATTGACTTTCCGTTCCACATTCCAATGGCCTCAAGTTCGGGTACAAGTTCAAACCATTGCTGCTCCGAAATAACTGGAATATTCAGAGCATTTGCCTTTTCGATTTTCGTTTGCCTTGGGTCACTGCATACAATCAAAAGCCCTGTCTTTTTTGATACGCTTACACTCGCGGCCAAACTATATGCTGATAAAATATCGAGAAAATCCATTCGGCTTCTCAGCATAGCAGGGCTTCCAGTCACACAAACGCTCCTGAACTCCTGCAACCGCAATGCAATTTCTTTCAAGTCCATAAAATGACCTCTGCAACGCAAATTTCATAATATTATGCCGGAAACACACAAATTTTTCCGATTTTCGGTATAATTCCACGATTCCATGAAAAGCGGGTGCGTATTTGATATAATTCAGTTGCTGCCGACAGTAAATTTGAGAAAGGAGCCATGCCGTATGACTACGAGCGAATGGTCGGACATCTTTGCCAAAGTCAAAAAACTGTCGGATGCTGATAAGGAGCGTTTACTTATTTTTCTGCACGCTCTGAAAGGTAACGGAGATAATTCAGCGCCTCCTGCTGCCGATCTGCCGGTAAATCAAGAAGCAGCTCAATAATTTCAGCCGTTTGGCCGTCCTCCTGCTGGAGGGCGGCCTTTATCATTTCTTTGGGGGTATGACCCAGCAGAGAGTCCAGCGATTCGCCCAGCTCGTCCGCAATAGCGCAAGCTGTCACCAACGAAATAGAGTCGCTGCCGCTCAGTTCTTCCTCGATTTCCTGAACGCTGATGCCAGCAGCCTCTAAGTCGGCCGGATCCGCATTATTCAAAATCTGCATCACGCTGTCACGGAATTTAGAAGCCCACTCATTCCGGCTGGCTTCTTCATCCCACCCCATGATGTAAGACGGGGTCGTATCAAGTGCATCAGCAATAGCCTTGATTTTGGACTGCTGCAACGAATAAAGGTCAAGCTCTATTTTGTTGATGGAGGAACGCGATTTGTAACCGATACGCTTAGCCAGTTCCTCTTGGGACATATTGAGTTCTTCTCTCCGAACCTTGATTCTCTGTCCAATAGTCATATCATAGTCCTCCCAAAATCTTCTGAAGCTATTATAGTACACGCGTACCTGTATCGTCAACATATTTTTGCTTTTTCAAAAAAACTTGTTGACAATACATCAACGATGTGGTAATATACGCCCAGTAGATGAAACATCTACAGCCGAAGAGAAAGCGAGGTGATACCACCGTGACCAACACAAATCTGCTCCGAATCAAAATTGACCAGTCCGGCTATAAGATGAAGTATGTTGCAACCCGAATCGGCCTGACTTATCAGGGTTTTTTGAACAAACTCCGCAATAAGTCTGAGTTTACCGCATCCGAGATCAAGGGTCTCTGCGTTCTCCTGGACATTGATGTCAATGAGAAGGAGAGCATATTTTTTTGCGGCTGATGTAGATTAAACATCTACAGACAACACATGGAGGACCACATGGACACCACAATTCACATCAACGTGGCCGATATTCCCCCGGAAGTCGGTGAGAGCTTTGGCCGCGTGACGCTGGCGGGATTCAAAAAATTCATCGCCCAGCCCGGGAACCGCGAGAAGCTGGAAGCCCAGACGGCTGCCCGCAAGGCTCGCAAAGAAAGGGAGTGTAAGGAATGACCCGGATTCTGATGATCGTGTACGGCATCACCGCCGAACAGGCGGCAGCTCGTGCCCCGGCGGCGCAGTTTGCTGTGACCTCTGTTATCGCAGCCCTGTTTGTCTGGTTAGACAGCATGGGGGCTTTCGATGCCGTAGGCCGCTGGATGGGGCGCAAGCTCCGGGAGGTGCTGGATGCTGTATCCGACTGACGAAGAAGCTGGCTACCCTGGGCCTCCTGTGTGCCCCCTCTGCCACCAGAGGTGCGATACCATCTACCGCACCGATGATGGCACAATCGTTGGCTGCGACCGCTGCTTAGAGGCCGCAGATGCATGGGAAGTCAACGAGTGCTTCCCGGAAAAGGAGTGATTTTATGAAAGGATTGGTATTCGACACCGAGAATCAGATGCAGTTCAAGGACTTCGGCGAACCGCTGCTGGACAACCTCCAGAAAGAGGTCGGCGGTTGCATCGAGGTGGTTCATCCCAAGTATCTGCCGGAAGGACTGTGCATGGTGATTGATGATGAGGGACTGCTGAAAGGCTACGCCATCAACAGCATTGCCAGCGTTCTCTACGGTACGCCGGAACATGGTCAGCCCATTGTGGGCACCGCTGTGATTCTCCGTGAGGGCTTTGTGGCCGGGGAGCTCGACTTTATGAGCCTGGATGACGGAGATGAAGTTGGCCTGATGCTCTTGTTCTCTGCGCTCGGTATCAGCATCAAGAACGAAAGCGAGGCTGAGTGATGGATCTGGAAAAATTCTACTTTACCTACGGCTCTGATGATGTCCAGCCGTACTGCGGCGGGTGGACGGAGGTCTGGGCACCCAACTGCCAGATGGCGTGTCAGGCATTCCGGGCAGTGCATCCCGACCGCATTCCCAATATCCTGAACTGCTCCAGCGTGTACAGCGCAAGGGAGTTCGAGAAAACCAAGATGTTTGGCCCGGGCGGCAACTTCGGCCTCCGCTGCCGGGAGACCATCACTCTGAACATCGCTGTCAACAAGGCCGAGGAGGGGGTGATTTTTTGAAAGTAAGAGGCAAAAAGCTGACCCGCAAGCAGAAAGAGGCCCTTTCCGCACAGGGCTGGGACTTCCGCCTGTACCTCTGTGTCCGGGATGGCCCGGACTTCATGGAGCTGGTCAACCGCACCACTGGCAAGTACGTCATGTTCCGCAAGTAAACCTATCAACTGAAAAGGAGTAAACATTATGATTCGCAATCCCAACGACATTCAGGACGGCGCAAAGAAGATTCGGATGCTCATTGCTGGCTACCCCGGCATCGGCAAGTCCACGCTGGCCCTGTCCGCACCCCGCCCGCTGCACATCGACTGCGACTTTGGCATTGACCGTATCGAGCCTCGCTACCGTATGCCGTACATCCAGCCCCGCAGCTATGACGAGATTCTGAATGACCTGAAGCCGGAGAACCTCAAGGACTTCGAGACGCTGGTGTTCGATACCGCCGGAAAGCTTATCACCCTGATGGGCCTGTGGGCTATCAAGCAGAACCCCAAGTATGGTCAGCGGGACGGCAGTCTGTCCCTCAAGGGCTATGGCTTTGTTGGCCGCGAGTTCGTCCGGCTGATGGACTACTGCTTCTACGAGCTGAAGAAGAACATCGTGGTGGTCTTCCACGCCACCGAGGAAAAGGACGGCGATAACACCCGTCTCCGCATCAAGGTCGAGGGTCAGACCAAGAACAATGTGTGGGAGCCTATGGATCTGGGCGGCTTCGTGGAAATGTACGGCAACGACCGCACCATTGGTTTCTCCAACTGTGAGAAATATTTTGCCAAGGGCACCCGCGGCATCCACGGTGTCTATAAGATTCCCGCCCTCGGCCCCGGCAGCCCGAACGACTTCCTGACCAAGCTGTTTGAGGAGTACAACAGCAAGGCCGCCGAGGAGGTGGCTGCAAATGCCAAGGAGAACGAAGCCTACGAGCAGGTCATGCAGGAGGGCAGCAAGATCATTGCTGGCATCAAGGATGCCGATACCGCCAACGCTGCCATGCCGCCGTTCAAGGCTCTGCAGCACCACTTGACTTCCCGTCAGGAACTGAATGCCCAGTGGAAAGCTAAGATTGCCGCTCTCGGCCTGACTTTTGATACGGCCGCTGCCCAGTACAAGCCCGCAGAGGAGGCACAGTAATGGCTGCATACCTTGTTACTCACTCGCTGCTGTCCTCGTGGCTGCACCTCATCCGGGAAAATCCCTACGAGGATTTGACCACCGAGGGCGACCCGCTGGCAGAGTTCATGCTGGTCCTGCGTCGGGAGCCTACGCCCCGGACGGAGGCTATGCAGAACGGAATTGACTTTGAGAACCTTGTGACCTCCATTGTCAACGGCCGCGATGACCCCAATAATCCGTGGAGCTGGGCCGCCGGGCAGATTGCCGCCATCATCAAGGGTGGACAGTTGCAGTTTAAATCTCGAAAAACCATTCAGGTGCGCGGCATGGATGTAGTCCTGTATGGCCGCCTCGATGCCCTCAAGGCTGGCACCATCTACGACATCAAGTTCAGTAGGGGCTATGAGCGCGGGAAATTCTATTCCAGCACTCAGCACCCCACCTATATGCTGCTCATCCCGGAGGCGCAGCAGTTTTCCTACCTTGTCAGCAATGGCATGGATGTCTGGACGGAGTGCTACCGCCGGGACGAAACGCCGGATATTCGCCCCATCATTTCGGATTTCTTTGACTGGCTGGATGCCTATGGGCTGATGGCCGAGTTCAAGGAGCACTGGAAAGCCTTATGACCGGGCGGCTCGTGGACATAAGTTTCAGCCTGAACCGCAAGCAGCGCATCACGCTGGAAGTTGATTCCGATTTCCGAAACCTGTGGGACAAGCTGAATCAGGAGCCGCTGCTGGACATTGAAATCAAGAAGCACCGCAACAAGCGCAGCCACAGTGCGAACGCCTACTTCCACGTTCTTGTCAACAAGATCGCCGCCGAAACTGGCGAATCGGATGACCTTGTGAAAGAGCGGCTGGTTGTGGCCTACGGCACGGTTGCGAGAGATAAGGACGGCTGCACCGTGGGCTTCAAACTCCCGGTCAGCGTAGATGTTCACGACCTCTACAAATACACCCGCTGCTTTGATGTGCGGGAAGAGGACGGGAAATGGTTCAACTGCTACTTGGTTTACAAAGACACCAGCAAGATGGACACGAAAGAATTTTCGCACCTGATCGACGGTGCGATTGAGGAGGCCAAGGCTCTGGGTATCGAGACGGACACCCCGGAACAGCTGGCCCGGTACAAGGAGGAATGGTCACAATGAAAGGCCGAATCGTCATCTGCAACTACTGCGGAACGCCCGCAGACTTCGTGGACAGTTCGGTGGTTTACCACGGCCACAGCTTCGGCATGATTTACCTCTGCCCTCGCTGCGGTGCCTATGTCGGCGTACACAAGGGGTCTGACAAGCCCCTTGGCCGCCTGGCAAATTCGGAGTTGCGCAACTGGAAAAAGGCGGCTCATGCAGCATTTGACCCGCTCTGGAAATATGGCCCCTACCGTGGCCGCCGGAATGAAGCCTACCGCTGGCTGTCCGAGAAGATGGGTACTCCGATCGAATCCACGCACATTGGAATGTTCGATGTGGACCAGTGCCGCAAGGTGGTTCGCATCATGCGAGAAGAAAGGAACCAACTATGGGAAACGTAATTGTTTCGAGCGACCCTATCCCGATGATTTCCATTTCTGTTGAGGAGTACAAGGCTCTGCTTCAGGCGCAGACCGAACTCAACGTCATCTATCACAAGAGCGTCAACGGCGATGTTTACGACACTGGCACCTTTGTGCAGGAGATGCGGAACGCCATCCACCCGATTCTGAACATCAAGCAGGAGGACACGGATGCTGAATAATTGCACATTTCAGGGCCGCTTCGCCGCTGATCCTGAAATGCGGACCACACAGAGCGGTCTCACCGTCGCCAGTTTCCGCATGGCCGTTGACCGGGACAACGTCGGTCAGGATGGCCAGCGGGCTACCGACTGGCTGAACTTCGTGGCATGGCGCAAGACGGCAGAATTTGTTGACAGGTATTTTCACAAGGGCAGCATGGCCATTGTGGAGTGCCAGTGCCAGACCCGGTCCTATGAGGACAGGAACGGCCAGAAGCGCACCGCCACCGAGTTCGTGGTGCAGAAAATTCACTTCTGCGGCCCAAAGACGGAGCAGCGGGTTGATGATGGCGGCGAGGCACCGCCTCCGGGCTACCAGCAGCCGTCCTATCAGAACCAGCAGCCGCAGCAGATGGGCTTCGCCACCCAGAACCAGCGGCAGCAATGGCAGCAGAGTGCCCCCGGCGGGCAGCAGCCCAGCTACTCGCAGGGCGACCCTGACGATTTCTCGGTCATCGATGACAGCGACGACCTGCCGTTCTAAGGGGGTCTGATAATGGCAACTGGAAAAAGATACTACTGGATAAAGCTCAAGGATTCGTTCATGAATTCAGAAGTGGTCGATTTCCTGATGAGCCAGCCGAACGGTGCCAGCTATGTCGTCCTTTATCAAATGCTCTGTCTCAAAACCATCAATACGGGCGGCCGCCTGACCTGTCAAATTGGCGACATCATTATTCCTTTTGATATTGAGAAAATTCAGCGTGACTGTAAATGGTTTTCGCTGGATACCGTCCGTGTTGCTCTTGGTCTCTATGAACAACTTGGTCTGATTTATGAAGAACAGGATGGAACGCTGGTTCTTGTCAATCATGCTGAAATGGTCGGCAGTGAAACTGACTACTCCGCACAGAAACGTCTCCAACGTGAAAATCGTCGCAGACAACTTCCTATGCAGACTGGAGACAGCACCGCAGACAACAGCGTGGACAATGTCCATACAGATATAAGAGATAAGAGAACAGATATAAGAGATAAAGAGATAAGAGATAAAGATAAAGATAACGGTAGTCCGGCCGTCGATGCCGGGCTGGCTGAGATCATCCGCTCTTTCGAGGACAATCTCGGAGGTTTCCCACCAGCAGCGCGGGAAGACCTGCTGGGCTGGCGGGAGATTTTCACGGACGACCTCATCTTGCTGGCCATCAAAAAGGCCGCTCTGGCCGGGGTTCGCAAATGGTCCTACGTCAACGGCATCCTGAAAGTATGGAAAAACGAGGGTGTGAGAACCCTTGGTGACGTGCAGTCCCGTGACGAGCGGCGCAAGCCCCCGGCGGGTCAGCAGCCCAAACGCTCCGCTGCCGAGGACTACAATGAAATTTTTGGTGAACTTTTGGGAGGTTCAACATGACAGACAAAAAACTGATGGAGTTGCTGGTGGTCATCGATGACCACTACGGCCGCGCCCGCAGCTTGGAGGAGCGCAGGGCTGACACGCAAATCTACATCCGGGCGTTTGGCACCATCCCGGACGAGATTGTGGAAAAGGCACTGTATACGGCCTTTACACAGTGCAGATTCCAGAACCAGCTGATTGTGGACTGGTGCGCTGAAATCAAAAAGCTGCTGTCAGCCCAGCAGCCCTCGGCAAATGACCTTTGGACGCAGGCTGCGGCAGCTGCCCGGAAAATCGAGGCAAATCTGTACTACCAGACCCACGGTGGATTCATTGCCCCCGATGGGCGCAAGCTGAAAGGCGAAGATTTTAAAAAGGAAAATGCGAAAATCTTCGCCGCCCTCCCGATGGTGGTGCAGCGATGGGCTGGCTCCCCGGCAGATCTGTCGGAGATTTTCAGCAGCCGCAGCAGCGCGGATCTGCGCCAGTTCGTCCGGCCGGGCTTCGACCGGGCTGTGCAGGATGCCCCGGTTGAGAGTTTGCAGCCCCCGGCTCTGCCCGGTGGGGCAGCTCCGGCGCAGATTGGAGGTGGCACGGCATGAGGCGGAAAAGTCCTTTTCACAGCCTGATCGTGGGCGTTTCGTGTGCGATGGTTGGCTGCATCCTCGCAAGCACGGCCTACTCCCGGCGAGTAGACGAGCTGGAAATCGAGCGGGACATCTACGCCAGCCGCTTCCAGAACTGGCAGATGCGGGCTATCGATGCAGAGGAAAACGCCAGCCAGCTTCAGACCGAGGTTGACAACTTGACCGCAGAACTGGCAGCGCAGATCGATTTGACACTTACATACGCCGGGTCATTCAGCTGCACTGCCTACTGCACCGAGGAATACGCCCACATCTGCGGCGAGGGACACGGCATTACATCCAGCGGCGCAAAGGCGCAGCCGGGCGTGACCGTGGAAGCTGACACCAGCATCCTGCCCTACGGCACGGTGATCTATATCGAGGGTGTAGGTCTCCGGGTCGTTCAGGACACCGGGAGTGCTGTGGTAGGTAACAAGCTGGACGTGGCGGTGAACACCCATGCGGAGGCTCTAAGCTGGTCTGGCTGGGGTTCCCGCCGGGTCTGGATCGTTTCAGGAGGTGCAGAGCCGTGAAAAAGTCGTTTCAGACCGAGATGGATGACACTCAACAGGCTGTCAGCCAAATCGTGTGCCTGTGTACCACCATTGCGCTGCATCAGGAGTTCGGTGTTGGCAAGACCCGCCTTGACCGCATTACAGACAGGATTCACGAACTGGAAGATCAGAACACCGAAGTCATTATGACCCCAGATGCCAATGGCCGCCCCTCTAAAGCCAGGGCCGAGGCCATTCGGGAAAGCTGGTTGGCGGGGTATGTCACTTCCGACTACCGCATCCCGATGCTACGGGCACCTCGTGGCCGCAAAGAGCAGCAATATCAGATTGCTGGAAATAAAGCTGCAAGAATCGCATGGCAGATTTACGCAAAGGCAGTTATTGACATACTGCACTATGGTCCAGAACGGCTGGAACGGCTGCGCAAAGAAAGCCACGCCAACTATGAGCAGTTGAACCAGTGGGCGCACGAGGACGGTTTGGACGTAGCAATGGAAAAGCTGCGCCGCTGCGCTGCCGATGCCATGCAAGCCCCGGATCTGGAAGTTACCGATATTGATGGCAGCAAGGATGCCGCAGAAGTGGACAAGGAGTTCCGCAAGCAGCGGCTGAACTTTATCAAGCGTGTCCGGGCACAGACCCTTGGGCGCATCGGTGCAACTGCGCAGCCTGTCAATGTGCTGGCTGACCAGAGTATGCAGGATAAGATTCAACTGGTGATGCAGCAGGTTTCCCAGCAGTCTTTTTAACGTAGGAGGACGCATTGACATGGCAAAAAATGAGTACGGAGAGAAGCTGGACAGCAATGGCTATGCGCCCAGCATCCTCAGCAAGAGCCCCACCTGTCTGATTTGCGGGCGGTATCGCACCGCCCGGCACGAAGTCTTTTTCGGACCGTACCGGGATAAGAGCAAGCGGCTTGGCCTGTGGGCAAACCTCTGTCCTTGGTGCCACCAGAACGGCGTGACTGCTGTACATACAAATAGAGAGGCCGATCTCCGCTTAAAAAAGTGGGCGCAGAAAAAGGCCATGGAGTATTACGGCTGGCCGGAGGCGCAGTTCATCCAAGAGTTTGGGAGGTCGTACCTGTGAGCACCTGTCCGATTATCGCCATTGACCCCGGCAATGCCCAGTCTGGCTACTGCGTTATCGACCGCAACACCCTGCGCCCGCTGGAATTTGGAAAAATCGACAATGCAGAGCTGCTGCAAAAGCTTTCCTCTGCCAGGGTACAGGGCTGGAGGTGGGCGGTCATTGAGATGGTGGCCTCCTACGGAATGTCGGTAGGCCGGGAGGTATTCGATACCGTCCTCTGGATCGGCCGCTTCTACCAAGCCCTGAACGCCTGCTGCCCGGTACGGCTGCTGTGCCGCATCGAGGAGAAGCGACACATCTGCCACAACACCCGCGCCAATGATGCCGCCATCCGGCGGGCACTCATTGACCGATTCGCAGACCACGACCTCAAAAATGGCCGTGGTACAAAAAAGAACCCGGATTTTTTCTACGGCTTCAAGGCCGATGTGTGGGCAGCCTACGCTGTGGGTCTGACCGCCATTGAGAACCGGGACAACGATTATCATTTTTCTGCTACTTGAAAGGAGCACATACCATGGATAGCTACGAAAACGAAGCCTCTAAGTTCGCTGCCCAGCGCACCAAGCTGAAGAATATCTGCGAGGCGCACGACCTGACCTACACTTTCATCAAGAACAGCTACCCCATTAAGCTGATCATCCGCCCGATTCAGGGCGTGGGTGAACAGATGTCCATGCTGGAGACCGCCAGCGAGGACAGCTACATTTCCCCCGATGCCTACCTCCTGTTCACCATGAAGGACGGCGTGCTGATCTACCGCATGAGCAAGACCTTCACCATTGAGGATGCTCTGTTCGGCAAAATCAAGAACATCTTCAAGAATATGCACTCCTACTACTGCCAGTTCTTCTTCCGGGAGCTGATTGAGAGCGGTCGGCTGAAAGCCATCGGCGGGAAGATGCCGGAAATCCCTGAAACCACCGCAAAGGAGCCTGAGGAAAAGGCCCCCGACCTGCCCCCGGACGCTGAAAAGCTGGAAGAAATCGAGGATGATACCGATGATGCAGACGATGCCGAGGGCGAAGCGCCCGCAGCGGACGAGCTGGCAAAGGCCACCGAGATTGCCCGGCAGAACGACGGCATCACGCAGGCCATGCTGGAACAGCAGATGGGCGTGACCGCAGAAAAGGCCATCGCCCTGCTGGACGAAATGGAAACGGCCGGCGTGATTGACTTCTACGATGGCCGCTACTACCTCGCCAAGGCAGACAGCGAGGAGGAATAATCCATGGCAAAGGCAGCAGTGACGCGCAGCATCCGGGACGACCACCAGAAAAACTTCCTCAAAATCTTCAATGGCCTGACCGGAAAACATAGCCGCTGGGAGATTTGGGAGGACTTCGTCACCCTGACCGCTATTGAGATCTCAAACAGCACGGACAAGGTGAACGCGGCCGAACGCACCAAGATGTACCAAACCATCGTTTCCAAGTATTCTACCAAAGAGCGGGACGGCATGGCTGAAATGCTGGCCGAGGTGGTCATGGGCATGGAGCAGAACCCCGACCAAGATTTCCTTGGCTCTCTGTACATGATGTGTGAGTTGGGCAATGACCACGCCGGACAGTTCTTCACCCCATACGACGTGTGCCGCTGTATGGCCGAGATCACGTTTGACCCGAAGCTGCACCCGGACATGGAGGGCTTTATCTCGGTGTCCGACCCAGCCTGTGGAGCTGGTGCCACGCTGCTTGCCTTTTTGAACGTCTGCAAAAGACGGAATATCTGCTACCACAACAAAGTCCTTGTCGTAGCCCAGGACATTGACTTCATTGTTGGGCTGATGTGCTACATCCAATGCAGCTTCATGGGCTGCGCTGGATATGTAGTCATCGGTGACACCCTTGTGAATCCGGCGACCGCTTATGATAAGCGTGGGCTGCTGCCCGCCGGGCCGCAGAATCGCATTTGGTATATGCCGTTCTTCTCCACCGACATCTGGTATATGCGGCGGCAGATAGCCCAAATGAACCTTTTGCTGGAACCCAAAGGCGAACCTGCAAAAGTCGAAAAAGCAGATACTAAGCCCGCAAATTTGCAAAAATCTATCAAAAACGAGCCGAAAGCCCCGGAAAATGAACCTCTTAATGAAACCAAAACCGGGCAGCTCACGTTTTTCTGAAAAGGAGTAAGCCCATGAGCTTCTACGTTCTGAGCAAAGCTGGCGACACGTTCATCAATGTGGAGAGCTTCGAGTATGTTTACGTCGCTGACGACGATACCATCAAGGCCATTGCTGGGCAGCGCATGGTTCGCCTCGGAAAATATACGAACCGAGAGTGTGCCGAAGCTGCGTTGCAAATGCTCTTTTGCCGGTTATCGCCCGCTGGCGGTGTGTACCGAATGCCGACCGACGATGAAGCGTGGTCCGCCGCGGCACACGCTCGCCCCAAGGCACCTGACAAGTTTGCAGCCAACGGCAAAAAGCCGAACCCCCCCCGCGGGGGTCAAACCGAAACAACAAAAGGG